TGAAAGTACTCGACCGTGCCGCTGATGGCGGACACCTCAACGTCGACCTCCGCGTAAACGGTGTCGCCCGCCGAGAGCTTGCCGGTCGTCACGACGGTGGTGGATTGCTCCAGCCTGGTAACGCTTGCCGTAGTCGTCGAGATGGTTTGAATCTGGAAATCGCCGATGCCGCCGTCTGCTCTCGGGGCCTCCTTGCTCGCGACGCACGTACAGGTGCCGCTGATGACGCGCGATTGCCAGCCGGTCGCCACGCTGCCACTGGAGCCGGTGCCGTTGGTGGTGCCGCTGGTGCCCTGAAACAGCCCGCCCGTGAGCAGGTTGCCGTTGGTTGCGTCGTAGGCGTCCAGCGGGTTGCTGGTCTGCTGGCGGAACCCCGGCAGGATGTCGGACAACGCCGTCTGGTAGGCCAGCCCGCGAATGATTGCGCCGGTCTGCGCGTCGTGGATGCCGTCTGCAACCTTGTAGCCAGACACTGGGTCGCCAGAGGTGCCGCCATTGATGGCAACGTGCACCAGTTCGGAGTCGGCCAATCGCACGCCGTTCGTGCGACACCAGTCGCGCAGCATGCGGTTGTACGCAATCGAAACCTTGGCTGCCGCACTGCTCCAAGACGCGACCGTGCGCGGCGCGTCAGTTTCCAGCACGGGCACGATGCCTGCGCTGCGCAGCCGCAGCGCGGCATTGGTCATCTCTGTAAACGACGCGACAGCCTGAGCGTAGGTGGCGCTCGCCGAAAAGCTGTTCGTCCCGCCGTTGATGAAACACAGGCGCGGCGCAGGAGACAACGCCAACACGGAGTCGACCTGTGCGGCAATCTGCGTGGTGGTGGCGCCGGAGTACGCGAACACGCGCGAGGGCGGGAGGTCGATCGCCTGATAGGTGAGGAAGTTGAACCACGTCAGAGCGCCCTGCGACGACCAATTGACAATGGTCTTGCCGCCGGCGCTCTGGTCCTGGATGCACTGAGCCATGCGGCTGTCGCCGATGGCGGCAGCGGTGAGTAGGCGATTCCCAGCCCCTGACACCGCGGAATTGTTGAACATCGGCATATCACCACTCCCGGCCGGCCCACGCCTGCCCAGTTGTCGCCCCGAAGACCGAGATCGCGCCCGTGCCTGCGCCGCCAGGCGGCGCCTCGTAGTAGGTGCCGGCGGTCAGCTTCAGCGCCGGCTGGGTGGCGGCTGCGGTGGCCAGCGTGCTGATCCACAGGTCTCCCGTCGAGAGGTTCTGGATCCAGAACCCCCTGCGCGACGCGTTGGCGCCTGCGGCGTTCTGTGCCGTGCCGCCAGTGGTGACCGTGCCGCTGATGTTGGCCAAGCTGGCTGCCGGCGCGTAGGCCACCGGCATCGGGTTGCCCTTGGCGACGTCGCCGTCGCTCACGCCGTCGGCGCCGATCACCAGCTTGACGCGCTGGTGCTTGATGCCGCCGATGTCGTCGGTGGCGATCGTGTCGCCGCCGCTGCCTGGGTTGAGTGTGGTGTTGTCAGCCATTGCGGGCCTCCTGAGGGTGGGTTAGGTGAGTGCGTCGGTGAGCACCACGGGTTCGGGGGTGACGGTCCAGACCAGCTCCGGCGTCACGCGCGAGACGTCGGCCCGCACGCGGTGCCGGCCGCCGGCGCGGATGGCCGCCTCGACCAGCTCGGAGCAGAACCACGATTCGTCGTCTGCCCAGTCGGCGCGGGTGATGAAGCCGAGCACGGCGCTCCAGTCGTACGCCTTGCCCACCTGCTGGCGCAGCCACTCCTTGGCGGCCTGCTCGGCCGGCACGGGCACATGCAGCACGCATTGCTCGGGGTACTCGGCCGACCAGTCGGCCATGCGGCGCCTGGCCACGCCGTGCTTGAAGGTGGCGTCGATCACATGGTCGCCGTCGAGCACCGCGCAGTGGCTCCAGCGGCTCCATGTGGCCAGGCGGATCAACCAGCTGCCGAGGGTGCGCTTGCGGGCAAATACGATGCGCATGGCTGCGCCTCGAGCTCAGGCCGCGCTGTAGTTGACGACCTCGGGCACCACCGTGCGAGCCAGCAGCGCCTGGCCACTTTCGGCCGCCACGCGGCGGGCCACGGCCAGCAGCTGCTCGGCGGTGACGAAGCCATCGGCCGCGGAGACGCCCTCCACCACCAGGCCGCCGGCGCGGTTGCTGTAGCGGGCCACCAGCACGGCGCACAGGGCGCCGCCGTTGACCTGCACGCCGATGGCGATCTCGCCGTACTTGATGGCGCCGGCCACCAGGCCGCCCCAGGCAGTGCGGGCGCCGGTGTCGTGGTAGCCGTAGGGCAGCTGGGCGTGGTAGGCGGCCACGAGCAGGTCTCGCGCCATGGGCACGTCTTCGACAGTCAGCTCGCGCCACTCGATGCGGGGGTCGCGGTCGTGCAGGATGCCGGGCATGGCGGGGGTCCTTTCGGGGTCAGAGGGTGGCGGCCTGCCGAAAGAGCAGGTCGAGCTGCTGGCTGGTCAAGCCCAACATGGGCGCGAGCTGCAGCAGCATGGGGTTGTGGCGCTCGAAGTCGTTGCTGTCGACCCAGAAGATCTGCGCGATGGTCCGGGTCGGCTCGGGCAGCGCACCGATGACGGCATCGACCGTGGCCAGGCTGATGCCGTTGAGCACCAGCACCTGGCGGGCCTGCCGCCGGGTGATGCTCTCGGGCACCACCGGCGCGGGGTCTGCCGGCGCGCTGAAGTTGCCGCCGGCGTAGGTCCAGCGCGGGCCCACGTCGGAGCCCTGCTCCAGCAGCACGGCCTGCAGTGGCTGGGCCTGGGCCCAGGCGGCGTCGGCCTCCACCACGTTGACCACGGTGCCGGCGTTGATGAGGGCGTACCGGGCCATGGTCAGATGACCTCCACCACCAGCAGCTCGCCGCGGCCACCGGCGCCACCGGCGCCACTGGCAAAGCCGTTGCGGCTGGCCCCGCCGCCGCCACCGCCGCCGCCGGGCACTGCACCGGCACCACCGTTGCCGCCTGCAGCAGCGACGCCGGCGCCACCACCGCCGCCGCCGCAGCCGGCCGGGCTGTCCACCAGCAGGGTGCCGGCCGTGCCGGCCGCGGCCGCTGCGCCGCCGGCGCCGCCCAGGCCCACCAGGGTGGCCACGGTGCCAGCACTCTGGCCGCTGCCGCCACCGGCGCCGCCTGCGGTCGCCACGTTGCTGGAGTCGATGCTGCCGCCACCGCCACCCCCGCCGCCGCCGTAGAGGCTGCGCCGGCCGGCGCGGGCGGTAGTGGTGTCGTGCCCATTGCCGCCGCCGCCACCGGCCCACTCGTTGGCGCTGCCGCTGGCACTGGTGCGGGATTGGTACTGCCGGCCTGCCAGCCAGGTGACGGTGGCGTTGCCCGTGTTCGTGGGGCAGCCGCCGGGGTCGCTGTTGGTCGTGACGGTGCTGATGACCGGCCCGCTGGTGCTGTCCGCCTTGCCGCCAATGGCCACCACGTAGCTGCCAAAGGCGCAGTCGCCGCCATCGGTGCCGAGGCTGGCCCCCGAGTTGTCACTTGTGGCGCCGGCCGCGCCGGCGGGGCCACTGGGAATGGTGACGCTCACAGAGGTGCCGGCCGCAATGCCGACCAGGCGCCGCTCCAGCGTTTCACCCCCGCCACCGCCGGGGCCGCCGTCCGTGCTGACGGTGGTGGCCTGGCGGGCGCCGCGCCCGCCAGAGGCACCGGCGGCCACCGCGCGCACCTGCAGCGCGCTGATGTTGGTGGGCACCACGTAGGTGCCGCTGGCGGTGTACGTGCGGCTGCCGCCCACCAGCGGGATGCTGCGCAGCGTGGTGCCGTCGCACTGGACGCAGCGCACCGCGCCGGGGTACAGCACGACGCTGGCCAGGCCATCGATGTTGCCGCTGGTGTGGCTCACCGTCACGTCGCCGCTGCCGCTGTTGCGCACCCAGGTCTGCCAGTTGGCGCCGAGCGTGCCGGGGGCCGCAAAGGTGAGCGTGAAGGTGCCCGTGCAGTCGACCAGCTTGCCGTTTTCGGTGGCGCCGAGGGTGGTGTTGCCGCTGAGCGCAAGGCGCGGCATGCTGTTGCCACTGGCGCCGGTCAGGCCGGTGGCGCCCACGGCCCCCACCACGCCGGAGACATAGATGTCCCAGTTGGCGATGGTGCCGGTGCCGGTGATGGCGGTGACGTTGAGCGAGAGCGCGCCGGTGCCGCTGTTGTAGGCCGTGATCTGGCCCGTCATGGTGTTGGCGCTGTTGGTGTGGTCCACCGCGATCAGGTACTGCCCCACGCCCCACTGGCGGCCGGTGCTGGCCGTGAAGCTCTTGCTGCCCGTGCCGATGGCCACGCTGGTGGTGCTGCTGCCCACCAGGTTGGCGGCCGAGGCAGCGGCGCTGGCCGCACTGCTGGCGGCCGAGGCGGCACTGGCGGTGGCCGCGGCTCCCTCGGCCACGAGGTCGGCCGCCAGGGGCAGCAGCCACAGCTTGTGGCCGCCGTTGCGCATGTCGCGGCTGGCTGAGCCGTCGTCGCTGTAGGCGTGGCCGTTGACGGTGACGGGTCCGGTCATGCTAGATCCACTCCTGGAGCTCGAAGCCCTTGCTGTTCTGGCCCACGTCGCGCAGCGCCAGCGGGCTCAGGGCTTTGAGCGTGCCGAGGAATCCATAGCGCTGGGCGTCCTGGTAGTCGGTGAGGGTGGGCAGCCACAGCACCTCTTCGGTGGTGCGGGCGCGGCGCTGGATCTCGTAGGCCCAGGCACGCTCGGTGTCGCTGAGCAGGTCGAAGGTGATGGCGGCAGTGCGTGTGGCGCGCTGCCTGTCGGCCACCACGCCGCCGCCGACCGTGCGCTCCACGGTGCTGGCGTCCTCGTGGCCGTACTCGGCCCCGTAGACCATGTTGTAGGCCGGCTGCCACAGCTCGCCGGCATAGATGCGGCCCAGCTGCACGTACCCGGCGCTGTTGCTGGTGTCGTCGATCAGCACATCCATGTACCGCGCGTTGAGCGTGGACGGCAGCAGCTGCAGCGCCAGGTGCGGGTGGCCGGTGTACTCGTCCTGCGCGATGCCCCACCAGTCGTCGGCTTCCCACTCTTCGGGGCCCGTGAACGGCAGGAACCACGCCGCCTGGCCGGCGCCGTCATAGACCTCGGTGCCGCCAGGCGTCGTGCCCAGCGTGATGCGCCAGGAGGCGGCCTGGCTGAGGTTGTGCGCCTGGAGCACCACGGCCCGCAGCGCTCGCGGGGTGCCGAAGTCCACACGGAACTGCGTGGCGCCGGTGCTGGCGCCGGTGCTGCGAGCCACCTCGCTGCGGTCGGTCGTCAGCATGTGGGCCAGCGGCAACGCGCTGCTCCAGCTGCCGCCGCTGAGCGTGACGCCGCCGGCAACCATGCGGTTGCGGAAGCCGATGGCCGCGCGGTCGGCCGCCACGCCTACTGCCGCGCTGGAGCCACCGAGGAGCGAATACAACAGCATCAGCATCAGCCCCAAAGCCAGAAGGTGGCACGGTTGGCGCGGAAGTCGACGTCGATCCTCCAGACCCTAAAGAGCTGGCCGGCGCTCAGGCCGTAGCGGCCCCAGCGCAGGCTCACCACGCTGCCGATGTCCACCGCGGCCAGCAGCGCCGCGCTGATGCCCGTGCGCACGCGCGGCCACAGCCGCTCGACGCCGAACAGGCCCAGCACGGTGGCGGGGCTGAAGCCCACCGTGGCCACGGGCCGCACGGTGGCGGCCGCTGCGCCGGCGGGGCCGCTGAGCGTGTCGAACGTGACGGCCGGCGCGTTGAGGTGCTTGGCCGCGATGGCGTTGCTGGCGGTCTCGATGTAGGTGTACTCCTGGGCCAGGGCCTCACGGTCCAGCTCGGCCACGCCGCTCGCCAGCTCGCTGGGCTGCATGGTTCCCCAGTTGCGGCCACCGCGCACGGTGGCCTTGCTGATCGGCACGGGGTAGAGGCCATCGTCGAGGTCGATCTCGGTGCTGTTGCTGGCCGTGAAGGTCCACACCGCCGTGCCGCTGGGGGCGGCCACCAGGCCGGCCGTGAGCACGCCCAGGCGGTTGAAGCCTACCCACGCGCCGGCGCTGGCGGCCACGGCGCCCAGCACGTCGAGGTACGTGGTGCTGGCGTCTTTCACCACATAGCCGTGGCTGGGGCCGGGCACGGCCAGGCTGGACAGGCTGGCGTCGATGTCGGCGCTGGTGAGGCCGGCATCGGTGGCAATGTCGTACAGCACCTCGCCCAGGCGCGGGCGCCCGAAGGTGGGGCTGTAGCTGGCGTTGTGGCGGATGGCGTCCACCGTGAGCCGGCCGCTCGGCGCGGCGTTGAGCTTGAACATGCCCGAGTTGCTCAGCCGCGAGAAGCAGCCCACCGCCACCGTGGCGCCCTGCAGGGCCACGAAGTCGGCCACCTCGTTGGTGGCGTTGCTGGTGGGGGTGAGCGCGGCGCGCTTGTCCCACACCCAGTGAGGCTCGGTGAAGGGCTTGTCGCTGACCTGGTAGATGTTGTTGCTGGCGTCCACCAGCACGGGCTCGAAGTTGCACGCCGAGCCGTACACCCGCGGCTTGGGCTGGCCGGCCAGGGTGGCGGGGCCCTCTTCGTTGCCGGTGCCGGCGTACTGGGCGCACACGGGCTTTTCCAGCAGGGCCAGGCGGTCGCGCAGGTTGAAGGTGATGCCCATGCGATCGGCCCGCACGCTGTCGATGGTGGCTACCATGAGCACGGTCCAGCCGCTGGGGTAGGCGCTGGGCGGCGCGGCATCGTCCGGGGCAGCCAGCAGGCGGCACTGCCGCCACCCGAAGCCGTAGCGCGCAAAGGCGTCCAGCGCACCGCCGTTCTGCAAGCGCGCCGCGCCGTAGCCAGTGGCCGCCGCACCGAACAGCGTGGAGCCGTTGCCCATGCTGCGCGTGTAGTTGCCCGCCTGTTGCAGCAGCGCGCGCACAGCGGAGTCGGGAGGCGTATCAGCCGGGCCCGTGGCCCAGCTCGAGGTGCCGAACAGATAGACGCTCTCGGCGCCGGCCGCCGGCGCTGCGTGGATTTCGGCCACCAGCTGCATCAGGCTGCCACGGGCTTGCCAGCCTCGCGCTCCATGGTGCTCTCGATCTCGGACACGCGCGCCAGCAGCTCCTGCAGAACCTCCAGGATGGTGGGCAGCGCGGCAGCGTTCTGCGCCGCGATGGTGGCCACGCTGGTCGCCGTCTCCTTGCTGGAGGTGGCCACCTCTTTGGTGCTGGTGGCGGTGTCCTTGGCGGCCGTGGCGGTGTCGGTGGCGGCCGTGTCGGTGGCGCTGGTCTGGGTGAGCTTGTCCAGCGCCGCGGCGGTGCTGGGCTGCAGGGCGGCCAGGCCGGCCAGGGTCATGCCGCTGGTCTCCAGGTACTTGGAGAGCGTGGCGAAGTCGGTGCCGATGTTGAGCAGCGCGGCAATCTGCTTGCGGCCTTGCTCGCTGTTGGGGTCCAGGCTGTCCATCAAGCGGCGCAGGTCGCCCTTCTCGCGCAGCTGGTTGCCGTCGATGCCTGCGGCCGACAGCGTGCGCATGATGTTCTGCGCCTGAATGGCGGCCTGCTCTTCGTCGGTGAAGTAGTTCTGGACGTAGCTGGCCGTCTTCTGCAAGAAACTCTGAATGCCGCCAGTGAACTCGGCCAGCTGCATCTTCGCGTCGCTGCTCAGGCTGCCGAGCCGGCCGAACACACCGCCCAGCGGCGCCACGGCGTCGGTCATGTCGTTGAGCGCCGCGCGCACTGCACGGATCTGCTCCAGGCCCTTCACCAATCCTTCGACGCTCGGGTCCTTGCCCAGGGAGTCCAGGATGCTGGCGGCCCAGGCCGGCAGGTCCATGGCTTTGAGCGCATCGCGCACGCTGCCCGCGGCCATGGCGCTGAACTGCGCGAACCCCTTGCTGGGGTCCTTGTCGAGCGTGCCCAGGGCGTCGAAGCCGCCCACCTGCTGGCCGTCCTTGATGAGGTGGAACAACGCCCAGCTCGGGTCGTTGTTGTCGCTCTCGAAGACGCCGCGGGCGCTGTAGCCGCCGCTGCCGCCGAAGTCCTTGCTGGCGTCGTTCAGCACGCCGACCAGCGTGCTGGCCAGCGCGCCCACTGCGGTCTGCGTCTCCTTCTGCTGGCGGCCGCCCTGCTGGCCGGTGATGTCGGTGATGGACCCATCGGCGTTGGCCATGGCGTACCCGCCCACATGCGGGGTGCTGCCGCCGAAGCTCTTGACCAGCGTGTAGAGCGCCACGGCCGCCGCGATGTACGGCGCTGCAGCGGCCACGGTGGACATGATGCCGGCGCCACTGGCTGCAGCGGTACCGCCAAGCGCCTCTGCGCCCAGGGCGGATCCGCCAAAGATGTCGGCGCCCAGGCCGAACTCCGCGCCAAACGAAGCCCCCACCCCGTCGATGCCAAGGCCAGCGCCGATTTCGAGGCCGGCGCCGCCGGTGAGCGTGCTGCTGCCGAGCCCGCCCAGAATCGTGCCAGACCCACCGCCGGCAATCAGGCTGTAGATGTCTTTGCCGCTGCTGAGGATGTCGCCAATGCCGGGCTTCTTGCCGCCCGCCTGGTTGATGCCCAGCACGCTGGCCAGCGCGTTGGTGGCGTCCCCTGCCAGGCCCTGCGCCACCATCTGCAGCGGCACGCGGATGAGCATGTTCTCGAGCTGGCTCTTCAGGTACTTCTTGATGCTGTCGACGCCGCCCATCATGGCGTCGGCGAAGCCGCCGGCCACGCCCTCGAAGGTGTGCTGCGCGCTGGCCAGGAAGTCCTGCGCCAGCTTCGCGTCGAAGGCCTGGGCCTTGAGGTCGCGCAGCTTCTCCCACTCGGCGGCCTCGGCCCGCAGCTTGCCGGCCATGTCGGCGTTCACCAGGTCCTGGTTGGCGGCCTTGGTCAGCAGCGCGGCGATCTTGTCGTTGATGAGCGCCTGCTCGTGCAGGTGCAGCGCCTCGGCACTGAGCCCGAGCACCGCGTTGCTCTCCTGCTGCTTGAGCACGGCCTGGCGCACGCTCTCGGTGTTCTTGTCCTGAGCGTCGAGCGCTGCCTGGTTGGCCTTGGTGGTCTCGACCAGCCACTCCTTCTCTTGGCGCAAGGAGTCGCCAAACTTGATCTTCTGCCGGGTGGCCTCGGCATCGGCCTCGCTCATGATGACCTTGCCCGCGGCCAGGTCGCTCTCGAACTTGGCGAGCTGCTGCTCCAGCGGGCTCAGCTCGCGGCCGATGTCCAGCTCCTTCTGCAGCTCGGCGTTCTTGAGCGCCACCGAGCGCATCAGGTCTTCGCCGGCCTTCTCGGCGGCTTCCCACGCGGCGATGAGCTTCTTGGTTTCCTCGGCCTGGCGCTTGGTGGCCTCGGCCTCACGCTGCTTGGCCAGCTCGTTGGCCTTGAGCACGGCCTGCAGGTCGAGCTGCTTCTTGGTTTCCTTGGCCTCGGTCTGCAGACCCTTCATGTCGTCCATGCGGTCGCGGAACTTGGCGCCCAGCAGCTCTTGGCCCCAGATCTTGCCGATGTCCTCGCCGGTCTGCGTGGCCACTTCGGCCACGCCGGCGAAGCCGCCCTTGAGGCTGTCCCAAGCGCCGGAGATGTCGCCGGTCTTGAGCTTGTTCATGGCCTCGAAGATGCCGCCGAAGAGCGTGCTGGCGCCGGCAGCCACGCCGGCGATGACCTTGCCCAACATGGGCAGCAGGCTGAAGAGGCCCTGCCCCACGTCGAGCAGGTAAGAGAAGGCCGTCATGGCGCCGCGGGCCCACTCGGCGAGCGTGCCGTCCTTGGCCAGCGCGGCCACCTGGTCCTTGAGCCCGCCGGTGCCGCCCACCATGCCCTTGATGACCTCGCTGGCCTCGAAGAGCGCAGGCAGCAGGCCGTTGGCCAGCTCCTTCTGCCAGCCCTCGCCGCTCTTGCGAATGGCGGTCAAGTTGTCGCCGAAGGCGTCGGACATGGCCGCCTGCAGGCGCCGGGTCTCGATCTCCTGGTCGGTGAGCTTGGCGGTGATCTTGTCGGCGTTCTCGCCCAGGTCGGCCAGGAAGGGCAGCAGCTTGGCGCCCTCCTTGCCGAAGAGCAGCGTGGCCGCGGCGGTCTTGTCCGCCCCATCGGCGAACTCGCCCATGGCCTTGGAGACGGCCAGCATCTGCTGCTCGGGGTTGAGCTTCTTGAAGCTGTCGAAGTCGATGCCCAGGGCCTTGATGGCGGTGGCTGCGCCCTTGCTCTCTTCGTCCTGCATGGCCATCGCCTTGCTGAGCTTGATGCTCGCGCCGGTGATGCTCTCCAGGCTGGTCTCGGTGTAGGCGCCCACGCTCTTGAACTGGCCGAGCGCGGCCACGCTCAGGCCGGTGGTCTGGCTCAGGTCGTGCAGCGCGGCCTGGCCGTCGATGGCGCCCTTCACCAGCGCCGCGAAGGCGCCCACGCTGAGCGCCGCGCCGAGCGCGCCGAAGACGGCCTTGGCGGTGTTGGCGCTGTTGACCATGGAGCCCAGGCCATCGCCGACGATCGCCTTGGCGCTGTCCATGTCCTTGCGCAGGCCGGCGTACTCCGCGGCCAGGGCGATCTCGGCACGCAGGTCGCCGCTCATTCGTCGTCGTCCTGGTTGGGCTTGGTGCGGGCCTGGGCTCGGGCGCTTTCACGCTGAGCGTCGGCCTGGCTGCGGAGCACGGTGTCCATGGCCAGCAGCGTCTCCAGCTCCCACGGGGTGAAGCGCACGCCGTTCAGGCGCTGCCAGGCCTCGATCTCGCTGAAGGGCACGGCGCCGGCGCTGCTCATGCCCTGCGGGCGAGCGGCCGACAGCTCGGTGAGCGCCTGCCACAGCAGCTCGCCGCCATGCGGCAGGGGCTCGGCCACCAGCAGCGGGTGCGTGTAGTTGCCGTTGCGCTGCGCGGCCAGGAGGTGGTCTCGCAGCGGGCGGCCATCGCGCTGGCGTTGGGCGAGCTGCATTTCACGCTCCGCGTGCTGGATCAGGCGCCGCCGCTGCGCTGAATAAAAAGCTCGCGGCGGGCCAGCGCTTCCTTGACCTGGCCGCGCAGCCAGGCGCGCTCGGGGTCGGTGTACAGGGCGCGCGCTGCGTCACGGCTGTACTCCACCGCGGCGCCGCTCCAGCCGAGGGTGCTGGCCACCAGCTCGGCGGTCTCGTCGTTGAAGTCGTCCTCGGGGTCGCCCAGGGGCACTTCACCCGTGCGCTTCATCTCCGCGCGCTTCTTTCGCATGACGTTGAAGGCGCGAGCCTTGCGGTCCGGGTGCTCGGGGCCGGCCAGCACGATGACCATGCTGGTGGGCTGCCCGCCGGGCAGCGTGACCCGGTGCTCGCCGGTGGTGACGTCACTGACAGTGCGGAAGTCGAAGAGCGCGGTGCTGGCGTCGGCCATGGGTGGGGTGTCGGTTGGGGGTTGCGGGTGGGGGCGCTGGAGATCAGGCCAGGGTGTCCTGGATCCACAGGCTGGTGGCTTCGTAGCCGTTGGAGCCGTCGCCCACGCTGGCCGTGAAGTCGAAGCTCTGGATGAGCGAGCCTTCTTCGTCGCCCACGTCGCCGCCGGCGATCTTGTTGGCGGGGATGGCGATGTTCATCACGTCCGAGGTGGAGCTGGTGCTGTCGCGCAGCTGCACGACGATGGGCACGCTGGTCTCCAGGTCGAAGTAGCCGTCGAAGGTGCCGTCCTGCCACAGCACCGAGAAGGAGCCGGACACGTCCATGCTCTTCTGGAAGACGTCCGGCGTGATGTTCGAGCCGACCGCGCCCTTGGTGTCGAGGTTGTTGCTGGTCTTCAGGCTGAAGGCGGTGAGGATGCCCACCGCCACGCCGTTGACGATGAGCGAGCCGGAGAGGCCCGTCTGCATCTGCGTGGTGCCAGCCGCCGTGGCCGAGGTGAAGTACTGCGTGGTCGGCACAGGAGTCACGCGGTCCTGACCCGTGAAGGGGAACGTGACGCCCACCTTGTCGTTGAACACCATGTTGAACTCAATGCCACCCACGCGGCAGCCGAGGAAGCGGCGGCTCTGCGTGGCATCGCTGGCCCACTGCTCGAAGGCGTAGCTGTCGTTGGTGTGGCCGGTCAGCGGCATGTACGTGACCTTGCCGGGGATGCTGAAGACCACGCTGTCGCCGCTGGCCTTGGCGGCCACCGTTTCCAGCACGGTCATGTTGGTGGCCGTCAGGGCGATGATGGTGAAGTTCTTGGAGTTGTTGGCGGTGCCGCCAGCCGTCCAGCCGGAGCAGCGCACGGTCATGCCCACGCGCAGGCCATCGGTGATCCAGCTGCCCGTGGCGCGCACGAACTGCGGCGCGGTGGCGCTGGCGGTCACGTTGGTGAGCGCGGAGAGCGAAGACACCGCCGCGAAGTCACGCCGCAGCGCGCTGGCGATGAACGGTGCGTAGGTGCCCAGGCTCAGCTCGCCTTCGATCGGGCCATCCACCTTGCGCATGGCGTGGCGCGGTGCCGGGCGCTGCTGGTCGCGCCGGATCTCGGCCGAGCGGATCATGTCCTTCTTGAGCGCCAGGCCGAACTTGGTACGGCGCAGCACCTTGGCGGTGGCGTCGTTGGCAGGCAGCACGCCGAAGGTGGCCTCCTTCTTGTAGGCGATGACGAGATTCGAGCCGGTCTGCAGAGGCATAGTGTTGCTCCGGGTTCAGGTGTTCAGAGGGCGGCGCCCGGGTTGCCCTGGGTGGTGTAGTACAGGGCCTCGAAGCGCTGCACGCCCACGGCAATGGGGCGCTCGCCGGTGTTGTCTTGCTCAAAGTCCGCGCCCTTGGGCGTGATGGCCTTGACGCCCACCAGGCCGACCGAGGCAAGTGCTGCCTCCACCTGGGCCATGAGCGTGTCGCGGGTGTCGTCATACGCGGCCACCTGCTGCACCTCGCAGCGCACGGCAAAGGTGTAGCGCCGCTCGATCACGCGGCCGGCATCGGCGTGCATGCTGCGCGTGTCGTGCGCCTCGGCGTCGTCTTCGATCACCAGCGCCGGAAAGGTGGTTCGGTCGTCGGTGGGGTTGACCTGCACGCGCGTGCCGGCCAGCGTGGCGGCCGCCAGCAGGGCTGCCTTCACCCCGGCCCGGATGGTGCTGCGGAAGTGCGCCACGGCGCCGCCCCGGTTACTGCCGCTCCAGCAGCAGCGTGGTCACGCCGGTGCCGTCGGGCTCGATGTTGGCGACGCGGTAGGTATCTGCCTGGCCGACCAGGCGCAGCGTGCTGCCCTGGCGGGCGCGCGGCACTTCAGTGCTGCGCGCCACGAAGATCGGCTGCTTGGTGGCAATGCCGCCCAGCGACTGGCTGTAGGCGTTGCGGAAGACGCCCGTGATCGGCACGTTGTCGAGCACCGCTGCGTCGTCGCCCAGGTGGCGGAAGATGACGGCATCGGCGCTGGCGAGCGTGTTGGCGAAGGTCACGGGCGGGTCCTGTGGGCGGCCTGGCTGGTTCAGTCGATCAGGTCGCCACCGGCGGCGCTTGCTCCAGCAGCATCTTCACGGTGGCGACACCGCTGCCAGCCGCCTCGACTGCGATGCCGACCTGCTGCTGCGCTGCCGTGGTCTTGTTGACGACCTTGTTGGTGGAGTCCCAGAAGAGACGATCGCCCACCGAGATGACCAGCGCGCTGGTCTTGGCGATCGTGACCACGCCCTCGACCACGAAAGCGCTGGCCACGCCGGACACGGCGTCAACAGCGGCCACGCCGAACAGGGCCGCGCCGAACAGGCAGCCGGTGCCAGCCGGCACCGTGGTGCCAGGGTCGAGGTCGAGGACGTCGCCCTTTTGGTAGAAGTTCAACATGCTGAGAAGCTCCAGGTAATGGGCTGTTGATGGCCAAGCCCCGCAGGGCTCAGCGTGTCAGGGTCAGGCGCCGACGTTCTTGTAAAGGCCGCGGAAGTCGATGGCCTTGGCTGCGAAGTCCTCGCGGCACTTGTAGGTGATGCCGTCGACCTCGAAGCCCACCTCGCTCTCGATGAGCGGGCCTTCAGCGCCGTCCAGGAAGCAGTACTCGACCGTATCGACCGCGCCGTTGCTGGCAGCCAGATACCAGGCGGTGGTGCTGTTCGCGTCCAGCAGCGCCTCGACCACCGGCTCCAGGGCGGTGCGGCCACCGGCGCGGAACTCGTTGATGGCGCCGGCCGTGGCGGGCACGTAGTTCGAGCTCGTGTACTGATAGGCCAGCTGCTCCTGCGCGGCAGGGACGATCAGGTACGCGGGCGTGAGGTTCAGCTCCTCGCTCTGCAGGCCCTTCTGCAGACGCATCATGGTTCGGCCAACCCCCAGCGACGTGACGCTGATGGCCGTGCCGGTGCCGGTCAGGTTGGCGTGGCCGCCGGCAGTGGTGACGGCCGTGGCGTTGAACAGGGCGCCGCCGTCTGACAGGTTGGCGTTGGCGGTCAGGATGGCGTAGACGGTGCGATTCTCCAGGCGCGCAGCGCTGTTGCCGAAGGCGCCGATGAGCCGGTCGAAGCCGCGCAGGTCGTCGTTGATCAGCGCCTGGCGCGTGAAGCTCACCATGCGGCCATAGGTCAGCATGGAGTAGGTCTCCTTGCCGTCCGTCATGGCGCCGTACTTGAACTCGCCGTGCTCGTTGGTCTTCAGCAGATCCGGGGCGCCGGCGAGGTTGACCACCGTCATGGTCTTGAAGTCGGGCGCATTCGGCGCACGGCGAGCCCAGCGCGCATAGCTGGGCATGTTCTCTTCATAGCCGCGGCGCAGGCGCTTGTTGGCGACGTTGGCCAGCAGGCTGGCGAAGTCGCTGGTGGCCATGCTGCCACCGGAACGGTAATGCAGGATCTGGGTGGCCAGCTCCATGCGGCTCATGTGGTCGGTGTTGACACCGGCCAGCTCGAGGTGTCGGCGGCCCATCTCCATCAGCGACATGGCGCGGAAGCGGCGGCCGTTGTCGGTGAGCTTGGCACCGGCGTCCACGCGGTGCAGGATGCTCTCGCCGATGCCGGCCAGGCGCGTCTGCGTCTCGTCGGTGATGGTCTGGATGCCGCGCACGTTCTGGTGGCCACCGGTGGCAGCGTCCTTGCGGGCGATGGTTTCGAGCACCTGGTCCTTGGCCTGCTCGGTGGTCTTGCCCTCGCGGATCAGGCTGACCGCCAGCTCGGGCACACCGTGCCGAGCGCACAGCTCGGTGATGTCGGCCGCGCGCTGGGTGGCGGCAGCAGCAGCAGCTTCGGCCGCAGCGCGTTGGGTGGCTTCAGCCGCGGCGCGGGTGGCAGCTTCCTGCTCGCGTTGGGCCTGGAGTTCTGCTTCGCTCATGGCGGTTTCCTTGTTGGCTTGCGCTTCAGAGCGCACGAATTCGCACGGCATGCCGTGCAACGGTTGGGAACGGGTGTGCTCGACCTCGCCAGCGCGGGGCGCGGCGTTGGGGTCTGCGCCCACAGCGCAGAAGGTCAGCTCCATGGGGGTCCAGCGCACAGCGCGGTACAGCGGAAGGTTCACGCCATCCGTGCGGTCTTGCGCCCGGGTGATCTCGTACTTCTGGACCGAGTAGCCGAACGACATGGCGCGGATGATCCCGGCGCGGATGTCGCCCACCACGCCCTGCTTGGCGGGGTCGGTGCTGAAGGCCATGCGGGCACGGCCTTCGCCGTTGACGATCCAGCCTTCGGTGGCGATGCCGAGGATCGCGCTGACACCGCTGTAGGTGTCGTGAGAGTCGATCACCTGCACGGTGCCGGCCTCGAAGCGGGTCATGTCCACCGCCTCGGGTGTCACGGCCAGCTCTTCCTCATAAACCTGGTCGTTGAACCAGTCGTAGGCGCGGCGCCGGCTGCCGGTGGTCCACACCACCTCCAGGCTGTTGTCCGAGTCGCGCCAGGTGGCCGGCATCAGCTGCGCGGTGCGCGTCTGCACCGGCATGTCGTGCACGGTGTCAGACTGGCCGGGCTTGGGTGCTGTGCGGGTCGGGGTCGTCATGAGGCGCGATGGTTGCCGGGCTGCTGTCTCAAGTCTCGGAAACTTGAGACGATTTCGCGGGGTCGGCCGCGGGGTCATCAGCCGGATCGGCGGCCGGATCGGCGGCCGGGTCAGTCGAACTCGCTGGCGTGAGGGCCGCGCCCGAGCCGCTGCCGCCGCTCCCCTTTTCCTTCTTCAGCAGGATGTCCATCACGCCCAGCTTCTTGAGCTTGGCGAAGTCGCTGGCAATCTCCTCGAAGACGTCATCGGGGTTGTAGCCCCGCTGGCGCAGCTTCTCGCTCAAGCTCGACAGGCCCACACTGATCTCTGCGATGTCCGCATTGGCGTCTTGCTGCGGGTTCACATACGGCCACTTGGGCGTGCTGAATTCGCAGGTGACATCAGCCGTGCGGAACTGCCCGCCAAGGTAGCCGGCCTGCACGAATGCGCGGTGGATGGGCTCCAGCAGCTTGGGCACGAGCACCAGCCACTGCATTTGCTCCACCCCGCGCCGGAAGTCCAGCAGCCGCACGCGGGCGCTGCTGTAGTTGATCTCGCGCATGTCACCGGTCAGCATCTCGTAGGTGACGCCCATGCCGGCCGCGATCAGGTGCAGCTGGTACTTCACGTACTCCACGTACCCTTGTGCCACGGTTGGGGCCACCACTGTCACCGAGCTGCCAGTGGGCAGCCTGGTGATGCCGCCGCTGGGCAGGTCGCCGAGGTCGCCGTTGTTGACGTTGGCGGCCGTGCTGGTGCCGTCAGCATCTGCGGCCGGGTTGGCCATCAACGACGGGTCGCCGCTGTAGAGCACACCCAGGCGGGTTTCGAGGTTCTTGCGGGCCAGCTCGGCGTCTTCGTAGAGCTGCAGGTCGCGCACGCGGGCGATCACCGGCGCAATGCGCGGGAAGCCTCGGCCCATGCCCGGCCGGTCGGGCGCGTACAGGTGAATGATGTACTGGGCCTCGACTCGCTTGCTCTGCGTGCGCATGCCGCGCAGCAGGTTCACGTCGCCGGGGTGGTTCTCCCACAGCCAATAGGCGACAACCTTGCCCAGGTAGTCGTATTCGATGCCGTTGACGATGCGCGCGCCGGCGGTGTCCACCGGGCTGGTGCGGGTGCTGTCCAGCCAGTCGATCTCCAGCAGCTGCAGCTGCAGCGGCACGGGCAGCCCATCAGAGGCCAACCGCGGGCGCAGGCGCACCATGCACTCGCCGTCCTGCTCCATGGCGCGGTAGGCCGCAGCACACATGCCGTAGTAGTCGAGCCGGCCGTCTGCATCGCACACCTTCGACCAGGCGGCGAAGGTCTTGTTGATCTTGTCGGCGCCTTTGCCGGTGGCGCGTGGCGTGATGCCGGTGCCGATGGTGGCCGCCACAAGGGCGTCGAACCCCGCGCGCACATACGGCACGTTCTGCACCAAGGCGCGCGACTTGGCGCGCAGGATGCTGGCATCGGCCAGGTGGTCGGCGTTGGCGGATGCGCCGGCGCGGCGCGGCTTCCATCGGTCGCCCGGGGCCGCCGCCTCGAAAGCGCGCTGCAGGCGCTGACGTGCAAAGTGCCGGGCCAGGCCGGCGTGCGGATTGACCCAGCCGACGATACGGTCGAGCAGGTTGGCCATGCGCTCAGCCGCCCCGCTGGGTACCGAAGGTGAAGCGGAAGGTGGCCCGCTGAGTGCGCGAGCTGCTTTGCTGCTCGATCTGCTCGGCAACGTGCTTGCGGGCTTCCTTCAGCTCGGCGATGCTGCGGTAGGTGACGCGCCGCCCTTCCAGCTCGACGGTCAGCGCACCGGAGGCAATGGCAGTGTCGAGCGCGTCGAGATCAGTCTGCGATAGGGCCATGGCCGCGCAGGGTGCCCGGCCGGCTGTCTCAAGTCTCGGAAACTTGAGACGATTTGCGCGAGCGGCCCGTGCGCTGGGGCGGTTCCATCTGGCTCTGCGGTCGGCCTTTGGTGCGCGACAGTCAAGCGGGACAGGGACTTACGGCGGCCGGGACCGACTTAAGCCGCCATGGTGGCGGCTTAAGACCTGTTAGGCCACAAGACCAACATCATTGGTTCGCCAGCCAAGGAGGAATTTTCCCGGCTGCCCACTTCTTCTTGTTTGCGTTGTGCTTGCTGTTTTCCGTGTGCTGCACTGTCAGGTTGCCCATTCCGGGCACCTTCTTGGCCTTTTCAGCATCGCACTTCAGCCCGCACGGCGCGTGTATCAGCAGCTTTGTCGGCTTGCCGCAAACTCTGCACAAGCCCGTTTTTTTCCATGTCGGAGATAGCGGTTTCATCGTCTTCCTCTATGTGCGTTGTGGCCTAACACGTCGGTCAAGCGGACGGCGGAAAAGCACCGCCGCCGCTTACCTTGTCGTTAGGCGTCAGGGTCATCGGGGCAGTGCATCCAGTAGCGCGGCCCGTCGTGCGGCGCCACCGGCGATCCGTCCCAGGTTAGGTGCCAGCCCGGCCCTTCGGTGGCCTCCGTGGCGTGCGGGTCATCCTTGCCGCGCAGCCATCGCGCGCCGTGGGCCATGTCAGAGCCTTCCAACAGAACCAGAATGCCCCACCCGTCCTTTGGCGCGGTCTTCATGGGTTGCCACGGGCTCTGTATCGCGTCCACTTTGGCCTGCAGTTCCTCCATGTGGCGCGCGGCTTGGCGGCAGCACTCGGCCTGCACCGGCATGGCCTGCTTGTCCAAGTCTCCCGCTTGGCGCCGCAGCATCCCGGCGTATCGCTGTGTCATCGTCATCGCGTTCTCCTACATGGTCGCCGCAGGCGCTCCACCAGGCCTAACTCGGCAGTCGAGGCGAGCCCCAACGGCTGGCCAGAATCCTTCGCTTCGTTCATGTCGTCTCGGCCTTATGGGGCCGCCTCACTTCTACGTTAGGCCCTAAAACCCGTCGTGCTCGGGCAGGTCTTCAAACTCTCGCTCGCTCAGGTACACGTCGGCCACTGTGT